CGGGCGCAATGGCGGGGGCGTCGCGCATGTTCACCTGATAGCGGCTGTTGATGAACACCCGGTCGTTCTGGAGGTCGGCGAACTGGCGCACGATGTCCTCCCGCGAGACGCCGGGGAACTCGGCCACGGTTCTGTCGATCAGCTCGTCGTCGACCGGCGTGATGACGCCGGGCTGGAAGAGATCGAAGGGGGCGTCGGGCTTGCTCGTCGCGACGCCCCTGCGGGCGTTGCGGCGTGTGGGGCTGGCCTTGGTCATGCGAAGCTCACCATCAGGTAGACGCCGACCGCGCCGATGGCGCAGACGAACACGTTGGAGAGACCCAGGGTAATGCTCTTGCCACGTAGGAAGGCGGCGACGAACTGGACAAGGATCATCAGGGCGAACGCCAGGAGGGCGACGCCCAGGGCGTAGAGGCTCATGGGACCTGGGTCTCCGGATTGAGGGTGACGCCATCCAGGACGACGGAGGGCGTGGTGTCGAGGGCGGCGCAAATCTGCAGCAGTCGCGGCACGGTCAGCGTGTTGGCCGCGCTCTCGTACTTCTGGACCTGCTGAAAGCGCACGCCCATGACGCTGGCGACCTGGGCCTGGGTCATGCCCAGGAGGCGCCGGCGATGGCGCAGGCGGCGACCAACGATGAGGTTGGGGTCCTGGATCATCAGTCCTCCAACTTGTGGCAGCGCCGGGCGTAACCGATCAGGGCGCCGATGACGCTGGGCTCCAGGGCGATGAGCTGCTGGCCGGCGTCGAGGCCCAGCCAGGCGTGGTAGCCGTCGAAGCTGGCGTAGACGCCGTCGCCGAGGTACTCGGGCCCTGGGAGGGGAGCCGCGGGTTTAGGTTCGAGGGTCAATCGTCGTCCTCCTTGAACAGCCGGTCCCAGGTCTCGGCGTCGATGCCGGTCATCAGCCACTCGCGGTCGGCGGCGGTGAGATTGGCGAGCGCGTCCTGGACGTACTCGCCGCCCTGCCAGCGGTTGTACTGGTCCGGCATCACCGGCAGCTCGCGCGTGGTCGGCGGCCCTCCGGTGACCGGCCAGACGGTGAAGACCATGCCGCCGTTCGGACCCAGGGCCCGGGCGACGGTGTGCTTGGCCTGGAATGGGCGGTTGAGCATCAGGCTTTCTCCATCCGCTTGATGATCTTCAGTCCCGCGCGCCGCGCCGCCTCCATGGTGTCGTAAGGCGCGAGGTCAGAGCGGATCGGTTCCTTGCCCAGCATTGGTTGAACCCTATGGAAGACGACGCCCTTGATCTTCAGCGCATAGCGGCGGTCCTTCAGGGGCAGCATGATCCCCAGGGTGCGGATGTGGCCCAGCACCGTCTTGCCGTCCGCCGCCATCAACACCGCCGTTCCGTGGATGGGCTTGCGCCACTCGCCCGCGCCGCCTACGGCGCGGACGCGCTCGGCGGTGCGCCCGTGGATTTCCAGCTTGCTGTAGCCGCAGCGCTGCGTAGAGCCCTTGGCGCTGAGCATTTCCATCAGGCATTCGCCTTCTCGACGATCCGCTGTGCGGCGTATCGGGCGGCGTTGTTGAGCTGGCGCTGCCACACACCGACCGAGGGAGCCCATTTGAAGCCATGGCTCTTCAGTTCCCGGATCATCTCCGGGGCTGGTTTGCCCCGGAACATGATCTGCAGCCGATTGGCCTCGACGTTCTCGTAGACCTCCTCGATCCCTGGCGCCGGGCTCTCGATGATCTTGGGCTGCGCCTGGGCCTGCTTCTGCAGCAGTTCGATCCGTTGCTTGATGCGCCGGATGTTGGCGCCGTTGTTCGTGATCGCGTAGTCGGGGAAGCCGATCCGACCGGCGAAATCCGGCTCCAGGAGCTTCTTGACGGCGCCGGCGCTGATGGCCGGTTCATGAGCTTTCAGGGCACAGAGGTAGCGATCCCAGGCCTCTCCGGACTGGATGTCCCGGACGCCGTGCTTGTAGAAGGCCTTGACCACCTTGTTCATGGCGACCATGGCCGTCTGCCGGGCCTCCAGCCTGATCAGCTCCGTCTTGAGCTTGGCGACCGCCTCCGGGTCATCCGAGCTGATCCCGCCCGACCCGACCGCGGCAGCCTTGGCCTCGATCTCCTTGGCAGCCTTCAGGTCGGCGAAGCCGCTCCGGAAGCCGCCCTCGATCCTGCCCCGATAGTTCCGGTCGCGTTTCTCCGAGTGGTGGCCGATCAGGATCGGCTGGCCGAAGGGAATGGCCTCGGCCATCTTGTGCGCCCGGTCGACCTTGGCCTGCCCGACCTGCCGGAGCTGCTCGGCCCGCGCCTCCAGGCGCTGGCGCCGGGCTTCCTGCTTTTGCTCGTAGTGGTTCACGCCCTCACCTCCTTGATCACGCCATGCTGGTAGTGGAAGGCGACCGAGGCGCTGGCGCTGGCGAGCCAGTAGACGGCGAAGCTGTCGCCGGCTTCCGCGGCCTTCCGCATCGCTTCGAGCTGGGCCGTCTTGGCGGCTTGGGCCTTGGCTTTCAGGGTCTTGGCCATCTCGTGTCTCCTTCCGAGTCGTAAGATAGGCGCTCCTGAAAGAAAAAGGAAGTGGCTTTTCACGCTTGAACGCATTTTCTTTTTCAGGCATCGTCTCGGCCATCGGAAGTGGTCCCTGACCATCACGCTATGCCGCGCTCGACGGTGTGATCGCCCCGCGAGGGGCCTCGAAGAGGCTGGAATCATCGAACCGAGGACCCGCAGTCGAGGCTCGGCTGCGGGTCTTGCGCATTCGGGGATCGTCCAACGGTAGGACTGCCGGTTTTGGTCCGGTCAATGGCGGGTTCGAATCCTCCTCCCCGAGCCACAACGGAAGAGCCCCTCGGGTTGTGGTCCGAGGGGCTCCCAGGGGGCGCATCACAGGAAGGAGAGTTGCTGATGTTCGATGTCAGCGATCCCAGCCTCTCACGCTTCGCCTAGCTTGGCAATGGGGAGGGTCAGGATGACGCACCCAGGCCCAAGAGCTTCTTCAGTGTCTCGTCGGCCCTGGCCGCCTGGGCCTGGGCGGTGCGGATCGAATTGATGTTGCGGCGCGTCAGCTTCAGCCGCGCCAGCTCCTCCTCGATGGCGGCGCCCTCCGCCTCGTGGGCGTCGATGCGCTCCATCAGACGCTGCACGGGAGTGCGGAGGTCCGCGGGCTCATGATCGTCGGGTTGATCGTCGGATTGATCGTCGGGTTTCATGGTCAGTCCCTTCTCTCGGCGAACAGGGTCTTGATGGCGACCCAGTCCCATCTGGAGGGGCCGCCGCCGAACGGCCCCAGGGAGGGTGGAATGTCCTTAATGCTGTTGGTCGCCGCCAGGGCGCGGGCGCAGTCGGGCCGGAAGATGTAGAGTTCGTCGACCGCGGGCCCGCGCCGGATGCCGGCGGCGCACTGGCGGCGCACCGCGATGAACACGCGCCCCCCGGCGCGGGCCCGGCGCTCGATCCAGCCCACCTGTTCTGGAGTCAGGGGATGGGCCAAGGCCCATGCACTGGTCTGCTTGTTCTCGATCCAGACCTCGGAGCCCTCCAGACAGAGGTTCATGTCCGGCACGCCCTGGCCCGTCGACCAGCTCTCGATGGCCTGCATATGAGCCTCGGGAATGTGCTTTCGGAAGAGCTGGCGCAGACCGCCGTCAGTCGCCACGCCACGCCTCCGCGACATCGGCGATTCGTTTCAGGCTGACGGCGATGGAGAGCAGGAGGATTTCCCGTTCCTTGAAAAGCATCCCGTAACCGGATTCTTTGATGCCGTCCTGTGCATATTCAATGGCCATCGGTTCCACACCGGATTCGGCGAACTTGGCTTCTTTGATCATGTCATCTCCCCGAGGTAGCGGATGCGCTTCACGCTCAACATGCGGAAACCGGGCGGGATCGTGCCCTTGATCGCGTAGAGGCTCTTGCCGGGCTTGGCCTGGGCCAGTGCGACATCGGCGCCGAGCCGCTCCCAGTCGCGCCGGTCGATCTTCGCGAGGCACTCGTCCGTGTCGTCCTGGATGAAGAGGTTCAGCGACTTGGTGAAAGGGGGCTTGATCTCGTAGCCGCGCTTGGCGACGTTCTCCGGCGCGTTCTCGTCCTTGACCGTGACTCGGTTCACGACGCCCAGCACCAGCACCTCGCCGCGCACGCCGCACTGGCAGTCGGCGATCTCCCACGGCTCGCTGACGATGTTGGCGCTGGCGGTCAGATCGGGGTGCAGCCTGCGGATGGCGTCGCGGATCGGGAAGAGGGTGTCGATGCTCGTGGACGCGCCTTCGAGCTGCTTCTGCAGGGTCGGCCGCAGGGGCTGCCGGGTGCGGCGGGAGTCCAGTATCTCCTGCAACTTGGCTGGGCCAATTCCCTTGACCGTGGTCAGGGGTCCGATCAGCAGCTTGCCATCCTCGGACAGCGTCCAGCGGTCCACGGAACGGTTCACGTCCAGGGGGACGTAGCCCATGTCCTCGGCCGCCAGCTCGCGCAGGATGGCGATCTGCTTGGCTGGGTCGGCCTCGGCGTCCAGGGTGGCGGCGGCGAAGGCCGCGGGGTGGTGGGCCTTCAGGTAGGCGCACCAGTAGGAGACGACGCCGTAGGCGACGGCGTGCGAGAGATTGAATCCGTAGCTACCAAAGGTTGTAATTTGGTTCCATATGGCCTCTGCGTCGTACTGCGACATACCACGCACCTGGGCCCCGGCGATAAACGGCGGGGCCATTTCGTCCATGGCGTCCTTGTATTGGATCAGGCGACGGACCCTGGAGGTGTCCTCCCAAGAAAAGCCGCCGATTTCACGGACGGCTCTCATGGTTTGTTCCTGGAAAATAAGAACTCCTAATGTGCCCTCCACGATGGGCAGTAGCAACGGATGGACGTGGTCGCGCCAGTTCGGATCATGACCGTTGCGCCGCGCCACCCAGATGCGCGCGGCGCCGCTATCCAGTGGGCCCGGCCGCGCCAGGGCCGAGAGGGTGGCGATGTCGTCGAGACTCTCGACCTTCACCGAGGCGGCCAGTCCGCGCAGGGCGTTGCCGTTGAACTGGAAGACGCCGCTGTACTGCTTCCTGTTGAACACCTCGAAGGCGGAGGCGTCGTCGTAGGGCAGGCTCTCCAGCCACGCGCTGGTCACCGGTTTGCTGATCAGTTCCATACACCGACCGAAAACGCCCATCTGGGTCAGTCCCAGGGCATCGATCTTCAGCAGGTTCATCTGCTCGGCGTCTTTCTTGTCGCACCATGCCGCGCCGGTTCGTGAATCGATAGCCACATAGGCGGTCGTAGGTTCATCGGTGAGTAAGAGGCCGGCCGCGTGCTGGCTGGAGTGGGACGGATGGCCCTCCAGGCGCTCGACGATGGCCGCCTCGGGGTAGTCCTTGAGCACCCGGTCCAGGGGGTCGTCCGCCTTCCACTTCGGAATCTTCAGCGAGGCGCAGACCTGATTCATCGCCGACTTCTCCTTGAAGAAGCCCACGGTTCCCAGGCGCGCGACGCGGTCGGCGCCGTACTTCTCGGCGGCGTAGCGGAACACCAGATCGCGGCGGGTGTCGTCGAAATCGATGTCGATGTCAGGACTGTCATTTCGACTGACATCGATGAACCGTTCGAACAGCAGCCCGTGCTCCAGGGGGTCTATCGCCGTGATTCCCAACAGGTAGCAGACGAGCGACCCGGCCGACGATCCGCGGCCGGGGCCCACCATCATCACCTGCTTGGCCCAGGCGATCAGGTCGGCGACGATGAAGAAGTAGTCCTCGAAGTCCTTCTCCTCGATCAGCTTCAGCTCGCGCTCAAGGCGCTCGGCGTAGGGGCCGTCTTCAAGAGAAACCCCCAACCGTGCGGCGCCGTCCGCGCACATCTCGAAAAGGGTCTTGGGTCGCTCGGGCTTCAGCAGCTTGCCCTTGCGCAGGGTGGCGCGACACTGATCAATGGCCCAATCTTTATTCGCCACAGCCGACACGATCATCTCGTCTGTGACATAGTCTTTGGTCGCCATGTCAGCGAGCCATTCGTCCTGAGACAGGAGATATCTGGGGTAAGTTTGGGTTCCACCCCTACGACCCATGGCCACTCTGTAGAACTCAAGATCATCAGAGGTGAAAAAATAGTTGTCAGACGAGGCCAGCCACCTGATCCCATTGTCATTCACCAGTCGAGCAAGGCCCTTGGAAACGGACGGAGAGAGTGCGACGTAAAAGTCCGGGTACGTCTCGTCGTTGAAGTCCTTTGGTAACTCATCCACGCGAAGTTTCTCATCGGCGATCTTGATCAAACCCGGAAGCGTTAACGCCTGCTCGTAGGTGAGCATGGGCTCCTTGGTGACATTCCAAGTGGCCTTTGCGATGGCGGCATGCACGGCGGCGATGTCGTCCTTGGCGTACATGGTCACATAGCTTGGGCTAGGCTTCTTCTCGCCAAGCCTTGGGACCATTGCGAGGTCAACTCCCAGTACCGGTCTAAGACCGACATTTTCAGCTAGCCTGCACCAGCGAGTCCAGCCGAAGGTGCTACACCGATCAGCAATCGGCGCCTCGGTGGCTCCTAGCGCCTTCAGGCGCGCGATCCCCTCTTCAAGGGAACCGACAGCGGTCTTGAAGCTGTATCCAGTTTTCAGGCGCATCCCGTCGCGCCCCGAATTTTCGCCTTGGTCTCAAGGGTCTTTGCAATCGATTCGGGTGTCTGAAGAGAGTATACACCGGTTGCCCTCATCCTGGCCCAGCGCGCCTTGGCCTTTGCGGACATGATCGCTCTGGCTTCAGGAGTGCATTTATGACCCGCAGCACGCCGATTCCCCAACGCCTTCCGGGACATCTTCTCCAGCTCCTCAGGCGTGTGTCTTCGTCCAAAGATGATGACCCTCGGTCTCAGAATTTTTTCCGCCTTCGGTTTTGGCGGATACCGCAACCTCTTGGTGTCGGAGATTTTCTTGATGGTCTCCGCAGAATGACACCGCCCCTTTAGCGCTTTGGAAATGGCTCTTCGCGTCCTGGGCGACATCGTCTTTCCGCGATGAACCGCACTGATCTTGGCCCTGACCTCTGTGGTCATCTCGACTTTCCCGGCGATTTTCGAGTTATTGTATCGAGGACATAGAGCATCGATGCATGCCTGCTCGTACATAATCCTGTCCTCTGGAAGACAGATCAGAACAATGAAAAGTTCAAGGTTTCCGTATTTCTTAAACGCTCGGCTAAGGGCTTCATTCTTATGAAGACCAAGTCTTAGCTCACGCATGTGAGTGTTGTATCTTTTCCTGATATTCTTGCTCGATCCGATGTAAAAGTTATCGGACGGTGCGACTAGCTTGTAGACGCCGCAGGTCATATCTTGATCCCCGCCGCCTGGAGCTTCATGTCGCAGTCCATCTCGATCCGGGCGATGGCCTGATCGCGGAAGGCGTTGGCCTGATCGTCCAGGATGGCGGCGAACTCCTTGGAGAGGTCGTCGTAGCCCGGCACAAGGCTCCCGGTGTTCCAGCGCACGACGATCTTGGCGCTGCTGAGGTCCACCGTCTTCCAGGCCTGGATGCGGTCGCGGCGATCCAGGGCGTCCGCGGCGGCGCGCAGGTCCAGTGCGGTGGGGGTCCTGGGTTCAGGCGCTGGCGAGGGCATCGGCGTGCTCCATGAGCTTGAGGTGGGACATGAGCTGGAGGCCCAGGAACTTGGTGTAGACCGGCGGGATGGCCTCGGAGAGTTCGTCCAGGGTCATCGCGCCGACTTCGATGCCAAGCGCCTCGGCGGCGGCCTGCCGGTGGCCGCCCTCCCAGACGTCCTTCGTCCCGCGTCCGCCGTGACGGGAGGACCGCTTGCGGGCGTGGCCGCCGTAGACGCCGATGACGGGGATGTCCGGATCGTGCGGATGGTGGGCCGGAGCCTGGATGGGGAAATTGGCGATGAAGAGCCTATGACGCTCCAGGCGACAGCCCTGCGTCCCGAGCCCGAACATCGAGCCGCAGAGGGTGATGGGGCCATGGAGCCGCCGATCCAGCGCCACGCAGCGGCGCATCTCCTCGCGCGCCTCCTCGACGTTCTCCAGAATCCATGGACGGCCGGTGGCCTGCAGCCACTCGACGAAGGCGGGGATTTCGCGGGCGTGGGTCTTGGCGTTATGGGCGTGGCGCATCGCCGTGTAGCCCTTGCAGGAGGGACTGGCGTGGAAGGCGTCGAAGTCCTTTGCCATTTCGATGGGATTGAGGGTCAGGACGTCGCCGATCCTGGCCATGTCATAGGGATACCTGGGCTGTAGTTCCAGGTCGAAGCCGGTCACATCAAAGCCCGCGGCGGCGTAGCCGCGGGCGGCGCCGCCGGCCTTGCAGGCGAGGTCAGCGAGTCGGGGTCGGTCGGCCACGGCGCGGGTCCTTGCGGTCGGCGTAGGGGTAGTGGCGGCCGGGCTTCAGCCGCGGGAAGGCGATGCCGCAGCGGCGCGCGACGCTGGCCACGGAGTTGCGGCTGCGCTTCAGCAGCTTGGCGGCCTCATCGTAGGTGTAGCCGTAGCGCGCGAGCACGAGGACCAGGGCGACGTCCAGGTCGCCCCATTCCCGGCCGGTGCGCCAGCCGCCGACCGGCATCACTTCTTCTCCGGGGCCTGCGGGAGCGCGACCGGCGCCGCGGGCGTCGCGAAGGGCGGCACGACGAGCTGGCCGGCGAGCGGCGGCGCCGCGGTCAGCTCCCGGCCGCGGGCGCAGAAGGCGAAGGCCACGCCGGGCGCGCCGATCCTCGTCCCGGACTGCAGCTTGGCGTCGCAAGCCGCCGCCGTGTGGAATTCCAGCGGGCGCATCGTAGCGCCGTCGTAGGCGACCCCGGCTTGGCCGGTGGTCAGCAGGATGACGATGTACCAGATCACAGGCAACCTCGCTTTCGGAGTTCGACACAGCAGCGGATGAGGGCGCTGACGTCGTTGCGCGCCCGGTGGGCCTCCTTGAAGCGCTCCTCGAAGAGCAGCTCGTGGAGGGCCTGGAGGTTGAGGCGATGGCCCCTCAGGTGGACGGTCTGCTCGACGGTGCAGATCACCGGCGGCCACAGCACGTGGAGTCCCTGACGCTCGTACTCGACGTCCACCATCTCCACGTCGAAGGAGGCGTTGTGGGCGATGACGACCATGGGCGATTGCGCCCACGCGCAGGAGAGCAGGGGCTCAAAGGCGTCGAAGGTCGGGGCGTCCCTGACCATCTCGTCGTCGATGCCGGTGATCCTGGTGATCTCCTCGGAGATCGGGACGCCGGGGTTCAGGAGGGTGTCCAGCTCCCAGAGGGGCTCGGGTCCGACGTCGAGGTCGACCATGGCGCCGTAGAACTCGATGATCGACGGTTGCCGCGCCAGCGGGATCAGGCGCGTGTCCAGGAGGCCCGTTGTTTCCACGTCAAATACAAGGGCTAACATCGCGCTTTCCTCTTGGCGTCCTGGATGGCACGTCGCCGCTTGATAAAGGCCTGCCGTTCATCAGGAGACATGGAAGTCCAGAACCGCCTAACTCCTTCGGCGCCGGCCTTGGCCGCGGTCAGGCAAAGCTCCATCGCGTGCGGATGGCGCTCCATGAAGTCCCGACGATTCTCCTTCTTGGTTCCTGGAATCAGATGCTCGGGATCGATACACTTTTGGTTGTCACAGGTGTGCCGGATGATCTTCCCCGGAGGAATTGGCCCCTTGAAAGCCTCGTAAGACATCAGGTGCGCCTGCCTAGCCTTGCCGTTGTAATTGGCCTCCGGATAGCGCCCTGGTTTCCCCGTTTTCCATTCCAAGCATCCATCTTCCAGGCGTACCACCTTCGAGAGCAGGTAGTCCTGGACGGTGGGAAAGCGTTCTCGGTATTTCGCCCATCGTGGGCCAAGTCGGGCGTTAGTGCGTTCTTCGGGTGCCATTAGATATATATGACAGGGATAATAAAGGAATGAAATAGTGAAGCTCACTTCCCTTCACCCTCCTGGGAGAGGGCTTTTCGGCCGGCGGGGGTGAGGCGGATGATTCCGACGTTGCTCTTTTCTAGCCAGCCTCGCCGGATAAGGCCGGCGCACATATGGTTGGTCGCCGTCGAGCCGTGGCCACTGAATGGTACCTTCAGGGTCGTGCGGCAAAACCCGTGCTCGCCACACTCCAGCAACCAAATCTGGCCATCTGAGAGTCCTTCCGTCAGCTTCACGCCCTTCGCTTCATCAGTCATTTGGGGTTCCTTCCTTCTCCTGTTTGGAGAGGAGGGAATGGGCGCGGCGGAAGTCGGACGGCTTCAAATGCTTAGTCCCGACGTGAACGCTCGTGCTCATCATGTCCTCGTAGAGGATACGAACGCTCACCATGGGGCCGCCGTACTCGCCCTCAAGCGGCACCTCCGCAAACGGCCTCAGCCCCTCCCTCAACTCCTCCACCTGCGCCTGAAGGCGTTCGGCGCGAGCCTTCATTGCCGAGAAGCGCTCAACCTGTGTGAAGTTTGCTGCGATCTCTCGCGCCTCGTCCCGCTCCCCCTCAAGCGCCCTGATCCTGTCGGCGGCGGCGAGGAGGAGTTCGGCTTCTTTCTTGATTCCGTCAGCATGGATCGATACGGAAGGGCCTGCCTGATCGTAAACCCGCGCGTCCGCGTCAAGTTCGGCACCCCACACCTCCAACTGCTCCACCAACTTCTGATCTTCAGTCACGCTCGGCCTCCTGTTGGGAGATGAGGGTTGGAGGGGCGGGAAGGGGTCGCCAGTGGGTGGGATCGCGCAGTTCGCATACGCAAAAACCGGCGTCAGGATGCCACTGGCAGATTGAGATTAGATCAGAGAGCGCGGGCGACCATCGCGGGTCTTCTCCCGGCGCAAACACCATGATCGGCTGATCCCTCGGCGCGCTCTCCATCGTCCGCCACTCGTCCTTGGGGAGGAGGGCGATGATCTGGTCGGCTTTGGCGAGGGCACCCTGGCGGCGTTCAGCCATGCGGGGTCGCACGTGTGCAGGTAGCGCGACGCAGAAAGCATTCGGATCAATGATCCTCGCGATCTGCTCGCGGAGTTCCTGTTCAGCCATGGGATTGCTCCTGGGAGATGAGGGCCTTTAGGAGGGCGGCGACGGTGGTGAGTGATGAAGTTGATCGCAAGCATCCATTGCCGTAGGACTGATAATCGTCCGACTGGATGTTCGCGATGTAGTAGAGACCATCTTCGTCGCGGCCGAGACTGAGTTCCCAGGTGCATCCCGGCAGCACCCGCTCACACAGCGCCAGCGCGGCGTCGGTAAAACCTCTCGCCTCGCACAAGCGAATGAACCGAAGATGGAAAGCTTCAGCCTCATTATTCAGTGGAACGAGAAGACGCCGAGCGTCGTGCAGGATTTCAAATTCGTTGTCCGTAGACCAGCACGCCCCCGTCGCCCCTTCGACCCTGGCGAGTAGGGATTTGAGAGTGGGGAGGTCAATGTCCGGCACGGCGAAGGTCTTTCCTGCTCCAGGGCCAACGTCTGTCGGCCTCGCGGTTGTCATCCATAGTCAGGCCGGGGTGCATGGTGGTGCGCGTGCTCCAGAAGCGGTCCCACTCCTCGGAGAGCACGGTCGGCGGCCGGTGGATCACGGCGCCGAAGACGATGGCCCGGTGGTGGTCGAAGTCGAGCGGCCGGCGCTGGAAGGCCGGGCCACGGCCCTCCCAGAAGTCCGTCCATTCGTTGCCGGTGATCGACGGCGGACGCACGATCCACAGCGCGCAGACGCGCGCGGAATTGCGGGTCAGCTTCCAGACGATATCAATCACCGGGTGACCTCTAGTGTCATCAGGCCGGGGATCACGGCGCGGGCGGCGTCGAGGAAGCGGATGTCCTCGGAGAGGATGAAGGCCGGCTCCCCCATGAGCATCTCCTGGGGCCCGACCTGGATCATCTCGGCCTTGACCTCGTGGGACGGTCGGAAGTCGGCCGGCTTGCGCATCATCAGCACGTCGCCGGGGACGTCGTGGCGCGCCAGCCACTCCTGGCAGCGGATCATCCAGCCCGAGGGCTGGTCGGTCACCAGAACGATCTCGACGGCGCTGCGGCGCAGGCCCTGCACCAGGAGGCAGAGGCGCAGGTCCGGCGGGTCGTTGATGGCGGCGGCGTGGTAGACGTGCCAGTCGCCCTGGGCGCGCAGGTCCTCGCGCCAGCCGGAGAGGCGCAGGGCGTCGAGGTCAACGACTGCGACGGTCATCCGGTCTTAGTCCGGGACGCTGCGCGGTCCAGGCGCTCGATCTCGGCGATGATCAGGGCTCCGGCCCGCACGAGGTCGCGACGGCGGTCCTTGGGCTTCCACCACGAGGTGGGCCACGGCCATGAGAAGGGGATGACCATGGCCCTGACCTCGTCTCTCCACGTCGAGACCTCGGCATACGACACCGCCGCCTTGGCGAGCTGCCCATTGTCCTGGTCGTCGTCATGGGCCGGCGCGCGCCCCTCCTCCATGATCTGCCGCACGCGCTCGCTGATCAGCTCGTGGGCTACAGCATCAATCTTGTACAGGTTGGCGAGGGTGGGTTCGGTCATCAGCCTCCGCGCTCCTCGGCTTCTAGGGCATTCCTGCGGCGGTCGATGATCGCCTGGATGGCGTCCTTGTAGCGGTGCGTCAGGAGACGCCGCACGAGGATTTCGCGCATGTCGTTGGTGAGGCGCACGGAACTCATTTGCAGACGTCCTCCAGCTTGGCGCCGGGCGCGACGCGGGTGATCGGATGTCGGTCGTCGTCCGCCGTCCACCACTGGCCGGCGGCGTCGGCGTAGATGTTGGAGGAGAAGCGGCAGGCGGCCATGAGGCGCATCGGCGCGTGGCGCGGGGCGCAGGCTCCGAGAGCGATCAGGACCGCGGCAAAAAGCGCTTGGTTCATGGTTCGAGGCCCTTGGTGTTGGGATTGGAGGGGACATTCTCCAGGCGCACGGGCACGAAGAGCTGCCAGCCCACCACCACGATGGGGACCACCACGGTCTCGATCAGGACCACGGCCAGGACGGCGTTCCAGACGGACACGCGGTAGTGGATGTTGGGGTTCTTGTTGTCGTCGGCGTTGACGATCCCGTAGGCCGAGTAGCGATGGCCCTCGACCACGCCGCTGCCGGTGCAGCCGGAGAGGATCAGGGATGCAGCGACGAGAGCCACGGCGGCGATCCTGGCGGAGCCGGGCAGCGGACCGCAGCGGCGGCACAGGCGCTGGCCGGAGCGGTCCTTCTTGATTCTGGCGTGGCCGCAGCTCGGGCAACTGGCCATGACGTCGGTGTTCCTTTCAAGGACGATCTTGGCAGGAGGGACTTCGCCCTTGCGGGTGGAAGTTCGCCGCGTGTCCCACGCCCCTCCTGCGTCCGACCACTCGGACATACTATGTCCGTCGCGCATATGCGCGACCCTCGACCACTCCTCTGGGACTCAGGGGCAAGAGGTCATCGTCGAGGCCATTCTTGTGCGTCAGCCGCTGGTCGTATTCGAATCGTCCGGGGTCGGCGGCGCCGGGGGCTGGGGCTGCGCGTCGCCGAAGGTCTGACCGGCGGCGCCGGGGGCGGCGGCCGGTAGCGCGCGGGCGCCGTGGACGATGTCCAGGTCGGTCAGGCCGATCTGGTCCAGGCCCAGGGACTTGGACAGCTCCGCGCGCTTGCGGTTCTCCTCGGCGTCGCCGATGCGGTCGATGACGATCTTCTCCTGGCGCACCATCTCGTCGAATTGCGCGGTGTCCACCCGGCCCACGATCCAGTCGTAGTCCTGGGGTGAGTCGAAATTCACCCGGAAGTCGATCTCGGTGACCTTGCAGACCGTGAAGCCGTGGCGGGTGCTGGTCCGCACCACCACGAAGTCGTCCTTCTTGAGGGTGGGGTCGAGGGTCTTGAACAGCCGGTTGGGGTCATTGTGCTTGGGCACGTCGGGGTCATAGGAGACCCGCACCGGGCGGACCTCCTTGTTGACCAGCATGATGGCGGAGGTGAGGTTCATGGTTCTGTCCCTTCCGATGGGGTTGATCACATGGCGCCGTCGTTGCCGGCGGGGGCCGGATCGGCCGGGGCGGCGTCGTCGGTGTCGATGGCCTTCTCGCCCGCGGCCATCTGGGCGTTGAGCTTCTGGCCACGGTCGTACTCGGCCTGGGTCTGCACCCAACCGGCGTCCTGCACCTCGATCACGTTCCACGTGCCGGCGGCGTTGGTGCGCTGCTTGGTGGTCAGCCGGTAGAGGCAGGCCCAGGAAGGCGCCGAGCCGCCGGGGACCTGCTTGGAGTTCATCAGCACCATCCACTGCTTGGAGACGGTGTGGCCGGTGGACTTGAAGGGGATCACGTAGGGCATGGCCGAGCCGTCCGGCAGGATGACGTAGCCCACGTGGTAGCGGGTCTCGATCATCTCGTTGCCGTTCGGGCGGACCATCTTCTTCTGCATGGTCCCCGGCTTGTCGTCGCTCTCGACCTCGGTCTCCACCGCGTCGTCCGGGCAGGTCGGGTAACGACCGACGAGTCCCCCGCCCTTGATGCGCGGGACCCACTCCACCCAGTCCTTGTCGAAGTAGCAGGGCTGGAACAGGAAGCCCTCGTCGCCGTCGAAGACCGTCTTGGTCCCCTTCAGCCAGAAGTCGCCGTCCTTGGCGCCGTCGATGTAGTCCGGGCCGCGCCGATTGATCTGCGGGCTGAGGCCCTGCAGGACATAGACCAATGGGATCAGGTTGTCTTCGGCGGCCTGGGACGTGCCCCTGCCGGCGTCGGCGACGATCTGCGCCTGCAGGAAGGCGGGCGGCGCGGCGCCGGCGGCGCCGGCGGTGACGGTCGGGAGCTGGGGGTCGTGGGCCTGGGTGGAGGTGGGCGCTTTGGCCATCGTCAGTCGTCCTTCGCTTGGTTCTTGGGTGAGCGCTTGGCGCGGGTGTTGTCGGTGGCGGCGAGCGGCTTGATGCGGACCACGCGGCCCACCGTTCCGCCGATCAGGTCCAGCTTGGGCATCTTCGAGAACTTCTCGACCTGTTCCTTCACCCAGGCCGTCAGGGTGGTGTGGGGCACGTCCAGCTTCACCTCCGGGGAGAAGCCGGCCTTGCGCAGGCCGCCGATGACGCGGTCGGCCTGCTCGCGGTCGCTGCGACCGAAGGCCAAGGTGACGGTGACCTTGACGAGGTCGCCCGCGCCCTCGCCGTCCAGGTAGTCGAAGGCCCTCTGGCGCTTCTCCGGGTCCCAGGAGGCGGCGATGGAGGCGCGATAGAACGGACCGCACTGGAAGGTCATGCCGGGGGCGTTGCCGTCCGGCTCCAGGTCCAGGCGGCTGAGGCCGAGCTGGTCCATCATGTCGGGGAGGGTCTTGGACTCGGCCTCGACGATGCGCTTGTTGACGGCGGCGAGGCGCTCCTCCAGGTCGGCGGACTCCTGCTTGTCGGCGCGAACCTCGGCGGCCTTGTGGCGCAGCGCCTCCAGCGCGCCCTGCGGCGGCGCGGCGGGGGCGTCCTTGATGGCCTGGGCGAGGAAGGCGGGGGGCTCAGTGGACATCCCGGAACTCCGGCGGCATCCCGCGGACGTGGTCGTACTTGGCGCGGCAGAGTTCCGCGAGCTTCCGGTAGCAGACCTCCTGATCCGCCTCCGAGGTCTCCGGATTGTTGTTGGCCAGGAGGGCCAGGGCGATGCCGGCGCAACTGAACAGGTCCGCCACGATGACGTGGATGTCGCCACGGTTCATCGCCAGGGCGGCGGCGAAGATGTCGGTCTGACGGTCGCCGTCCTTAGATGTGGATTCATCAATGTGCATTGCGTCGTGGCCCCTTCCGATGGAGCGGGAGTATGGGGCCCGGTGAAAAGAAAGCAAGTGGGAAATTTTGCGGCCTGGGGTCGCGCCGCGCGGCTGTCCTATGGACAATTGCCGAGCTTGGATTTTTAGTCGCATCTTCCGGGTATCGGGTCCGGACTTAATCCATGGTTTTAATGAAACCGTGGATTTCCGAAAAGGGGGCGATAAATGCCAAGAGGGTCGGGCTCTGGTCGGGACGTGGCGTCCGGCGGCGCACCAAGGCATCCCAGGTCGGTCTCCGAATATCTGGCGAGGGTTGGCGCGGAGGTGCTCAACTTCCGCCGGGCCATGATCAAGGTCCACAAGGGGGCGTACTACGTCGAGCGGGCGATCATAAGGATCGCCTCGGACGGGACCGTATCGTGCTCGGTCAAGGAATTCGAGCCCACGGCCGACGAGGCCGCGGCGATGAAGCGCGACCTGGAGGGGGTGACCTTCCCCCGCGCGATCCTGGCGCGGGACGCGGAGGGACTGCGCGGGCAGGTGAGTGGGGACGTCTTCGAGTTCTGGGACGTGAGGCGCGAGGGGATCGTCATGTGCCAGGAGCGGCGGCGCATGAGCAACGGGTCGAAGCGCTACGTGCCGTGGACCATGATGGACGACGGCAAGTGGGTGATGATGGAGCCCGAGGGGGAGCTGCCGTTCTGGAAGCCCCACGGAGACCTAGCCTCTCCCAACGGACATTCGTCCGTTGGTCGACGCATCATGCTGCATGAGGGGGCCAAGGCGGCGGCGGCGGCGCAGCGCATCGCCATGGGGCTGTGGGAGCCGTCGTCCGCGGGTGGGCTGAGGGCCCATCCGTGGGCGGATGAGCTAGCCGGCTACGAGCACTGGGGAATGATCGGCGGCGCCCTGGCTCCCCACAGGACGGACTATGGGGAGCTGATGTCGATCTCGCCCCTGGAGGTCGTGTACGTCTGCGACAACGACTTCCCCGGCGAGGCGGCGCTGCAGAGGGTGTCCAAGGCCTGGGGACGGTCGCTCAAGGGTGTGGCGTTCGGGAAGTCCTTCCCTGGGTCCTGGGACATGGCCGACCCCCCGCCGGCCTCCCTGGTGGTCGGGGGGCGCTGGGTGGGGCCGCGCCTGGAGGACCTGAAGAAGCCGGCCACCTGGGCCACCGAGCTGGTCCCGCCGGCCGGGGGCGGCAAGGGACGGCCGGCGGCGCGCATCAAGACCGAGTTCGCCGAGGAGTGGTTGCACTGCGTCACCCCGGAGGTGTTCATCCACAAGGACTGGCCCAACCGGGTGCTGTCGGCCGCGGAGTTCAACTCCCGCACGGCGCCCTTCTCGCACGTGGGCGGGACCTCCGAGCTGCTGAAGAAGGTGGAGGCGTCGAAGGCCGCGGTGCTGGCCTACACGCCGGGCCAGGAGCCGGGGGTGTACGGGGGCTCGGCCCTCGGCCACTACATCAACACCTACTGCCCCTCCGCCATCGCGGCCGAGGGCGGGGACGTGGGGCCCTGGCTCGACTTCATGGAGGGCCTGATCCCCGGCGAGAGGGACCGCTACGAGGTCATGCGCTGGGTGGCCACCCTGGTGGCCCGGCCGGACATCCGGATGCTCTATGGGCTCTTGCTGATCAGCGAGATGCAGGGGGTGGGGAAGGGCACGCTGGGCGAGCGCATCCTGACGCCCCTGGTGGGGGAGGTGAACGTCAGTTTTCCAAGTGAGCAGGAGATCGTCGATTCCAACTTCAACTACTGGCTGGCCCACAAGCGGCTGGCGGTGGTCCACGAGATTTACTCCGGACACTCGTCGAAGGCCTACAACAAGCTGAAGTCGGTGATCACCGACAAGTACATGACGGTGCAGAAGAAGTACCAGCCCAACTACGAGATCGAGAACTGGATACACATCATCGCCTGCTCCAATTCCATGCGGGCCATGAAGCTCTCCATGGACGACCGGCGGTGGCTGATCCCGCGGCTATCGGAGAAGAAGCGCTCGGACGGCTATTGGGAGAAGCTCAACCGCTGGCTGGCCTACGAGGGAGGTCTGGGGATCATCCGCCGCTGGGCGGAGGAGTTCGTGGCCGCCGAGGGTCCCGTGCAAAGGGGCGAAGCCGCGCCGTGGTCGGAGTCGAAGCGGATCATCGTCGAGGAGAGCTACTCGCCGGGACAGGCCTTCGCCGCCGGGCTCCTGGACCGCCTGCGCGGCGACGTGGAGAGCGGCCGGCTTCCGGGGGACTCGTTCGTGTTTGACGCCGACGTGGTCGCCGCGATCCGGCAGGAGATATACGGCGGTCAATACAACGACCGCCTGGAGAAGCCGATCACCATCCGGGCGCTGGCCAAGGGTTCCGGGTGGTGCGTCGGCGACGCCCAGAACATGGTCTCCAAGTGGCCGCCGAAGGCCCGCGTGCTGTCGCTGGATGCGGCGACCGCGGCGACCTCGCCCAGCGAGCTGGCGGCGACGGGCAGGGTTCCGGTGATGGTCGAGAAGAAGGTGACGATGTGATAGTGATGCAGGGCGCGGCGTCCCGGCGCCCTGGCTCTCACTCACGTGGTGGCTGCGGCTTGGGCCGCAGCGGCGCGGAGTGGGTAGGATAGCTTGGCCGTGGGGTCAAGGGTCAGGGTGTCGCAGCAAGTCGGAGGAAGAATGAAGATTCTGGTTGGGTGCGAATTCAGTGGCCGAGTGCGTGATGCGTTCAGAGCCAGGGGTCATGACGCATGGTCATGCGATCTATTGCCCACGGAGAGCGATCCACGATGGCACATCCAGGATGATCTCCTGAAGGTGATCGGGACTGGACGATGGGACCTCGCGATCTTCCATCCGCCCTGCACCTTCCTGACCTATGCGGGAGCCAAACACCTCTACGAGGGGGGGAAGAAGGAGAACGGACGCAATGAGGAGCGATGGGAGAATATGCGTCTGGCGGCGCTTTTCTTCCGTGAATTGCTGAATGCCCCTATCGGCAGGATCGCCGTCGAGAACCCCATCATGCTGGCGGAAGCCCGAAAGATCGTCGGGCGTGGCTACGATCAGATGATCCAGCCGTGGGACTTCGGACGCCCAGAGAGCAAGCGAACCTGCCTATGGCTGAAGGGACTTCCGAAACTTCAGGAAACCCTGAATGTCAGGGAACAGGCCATGAGGCTTCCGCCGAGATTACGCGACAAGGTCCATTACGCCCGTCCAGGTCCCGATCGGTGGAAGGAGCGCAGCCGCACCTTCCCGGAGATCGCAGAAGCGTTCGCCGATCAGTGGGGGTAGGTGTCGCAGACTGGTCAACCGCTCGCCTCCCATCCCGGTTTCGCCGGCCCTTGTGAGCCTGCTTTCGGGCCTCAGCCTCGTCCGTTGCGCCTGCGACACCCTGGGCCTCTCGTGAAAGAAGGGCGGCGGGAGGATGGTGCGCATTGGGTCTGGGGTCAAGATGGAGAGGGCGACCCCGGCGTGTGCGTGGCCTGCAACCCTCCCCGAAGCCGTATGCATACGGGCTTCCTTGGTGTCGCCATCGGGGCGACGGCGGAATGGCGACGAGGGGAGAGTGAGAGGGAATGGGTCTGGGGTCAAGGAGAGATGATCCGTAGTTCCCCAGGCTTCAGGCCGAGCTTCTCGGCCTCTTCCATCGGCCGATAGATGAACTCCTGCGCAACCATGCGGCAATTTTCCAGCCGCTCCTGGGCCTCGGGCGAGGCTCCATAGATCGTGACGCGCCACGGGCAGTCACTGGTGTGCGTCGCGCAGATGGGTTCGCCGGCTATGCCGAGGAAGTCCTTCCAGGTGTAGATGTGTGGCCTCTCGTAGAGGTGTTTGATGCCTTGCATGAACTCTTCGAGGCTGGGGCCTTGGGCCACGTCCATTCCCTCAGGATGATAGGTCCGACCGACCGCTCATGTCGCTCAGACGGATCGTCGTAGGCTGCCGTCGCAGCTTCGGCGTGTCCTGCAGGCTCCGGACCAAGAACCCTGGGCTAGTGGCGGGGGGAAGGTCGTCTCACAGTCCTGATCCCACGTTGCCCCCGGCCACCACCGGCCTGTGCAGGGCCGTCTGTTCCGGGTATGCTTTCTTTCTTATTCGTTCGGGGGTCTGGGGTCAACGAAAACCCCGCCAGTCCGGCGAAGGACTGACGGGGCTCGGAAGGAGAAGGTCCGCGGTTCGTGGGCCGGGCCGCGGGCTTCAGCGCGGGAAGGATGGAGGAGATCGGATGGAAACGCGAGAGCACGTGTGGCGCAACGGCAGACCGATGGCGCGGCGAACGGGGGAATTGACCCGGAAGCTGGCGGCCATGGAGATCGGAGAGACCCGGCTGGTCGTGGGTTCGAAGGACCATGTGCGCGCCCTCGTCAGGGGCGAGCGCGGCTGGATGCGCGTGGAACACCCGGAACGGCGCTTCGAACTGGGCTACCTGGACCGCTTCCGGACGCTGGTGACCCGGCTGGAGGACCTGCGCCCGGAGGACTGGCCGGCGATCTGGGCTCAGGCCAGGGCCGCAGAGGACGCCGCGATGTCGATGTACCGGGATGAGCGCACGCTGGTTCCCGGATGGCACGGATTCGCCCGGTGGGCGGCGTCGGAGGGTCACGGGCGGCTGATCAGGGGAGACCGGTGGTGGGTCTGGGGGCACGCCAGAGGGCTCAAGGCGCAACGGGCGTTCATGATATGCCTGAGAAACGCGGGCGTCCCTGCAAGGCTGCAGGCGAACTAGTCTTAGACTGATTGAAAACCAACCTGTGATTGTTGAATAATCTCACAAATCGATCACAAAAACCACCAGGGGTTTAATCCCAGAACCCACTTTCCACTTACATAAACATCTCTTTTCTATCTTGCGTAAGGGATAATTAGAAAAAGAAATAAAGAAAAGAAGAGAAGGGGGAAGAGAGAAGATAAAGTAGGGGGAGTAGTACGATTTGAGATGTTTATGGAAGTCGGAGGAGGGTTCTCGGGATTTAATCCCAGATGCGACATCCGGGCGCTTGCCAAGGCGCAGCTTTGCCGTGATCTTTCGGGCCATGGCGTGGCGGGCGATCTATGCGGAACCGAGGCGGGAGTTCGCGGCTCTCGCCGAACTGAGGCGATTGAGGGTGGGGTGCTTCTGCCCCTACGAGCTGGTCACCGAGCGCAAGCGCTGGCGGGGTGGCTGGCGGATGGTGAGTGAGCCGCGACCCTACTTCCGAGGCTACCTGTTCGCCGACCTGGACCGGATGGTCTACACCGATCCCTGCAATGGCTCGCCGAGGCACGTCGAGAAACTGCCGGGTGTGATGGGAGTCGTTGGCAACGGGCGCGGGGAGCCGCTGGAGGTCCCGAAGCGCGATATCGATCTGCTCCTGGATGTCGCCGACGAGAACGGAATGATCTCGGCCATTGACGCCACACGGTTGAGCTACCGCTTCCGGGGCCGGGTGGGTGATGTGTTCGAGGTCATCGGGTGCGGCCTTGAGGGGGCCTGCGGCAAAATAGTCTCCTTGGACCGGCTTGACAGTAAGGGCGAGGTTCGTGCAATCGTGAAGTTCTTCGGGGCGGAACGTGAGATCGACGTCCCTTATCAGAACGTGAGTAACATAAGGGCCGCAGTGGGCGGCGGATCGAATAGGGCCGGACGGTGCGACAAGCCGGTGGTTTTCCGGTAATTGTCCTCCTACCCGGTAACCGAGTAGATCACACCAGCGCCGAAGCTGGTGGGCGTCGGGGCGCTACCTCGTAGAGTGCGAAGCGTTGTCTAAGGTCGTCGCAGGGAGCGAGATACTTGGAGTGGTGTAAGGATTGCCCAAGGCACGAAGTTCTTGGCGGTTTGATCGATGCTCTTCGTAGAGACCTCAAGAAGCGTGATCTACGAATAGAGCATCTGAATTCGCAAATTGCCGCTATGAAGCAAGGCCGCCTCATGAATGAGGCCGTCGATTATCCAGATAAAATTTATGTAATCGGCGCGATCAATCATGATTTCGTTAAGATCGGCATCTCAGCGGATGTCGAGAAGCGTCTAAAGAGCCTCAAAAACCCTACCTCACATCCTGACGCAGATATTCAAAACTTAAGAATTTTCTTTCAAGAAACGATTGGTTTCGAGGCGCGAAAATTTGAGCGTTTCGTTCATCGTCAACTTCGTCAATTTCGAGCTAAAGGTGAGTGGTTCCGATTAGCCCCGGAAGAATCGGTCCAGGCTATCAAAAGCCTGTTGCGAGAATGGAAGTCGGTTTGATGGCTCTTGACCCGATCACCGCCGACATGCTGGGGCCCGAGCTGGCCGAGGCGATCAACGCCGCGCACGCCAAGACCAAGGATGACACCATCACGGTTCGGATCGAACAGCATCCGGACACCAAGCTGCCGGGGGCGCACGTCGTTGCGCGCGGTGGCAACGACCTGCAGCACGGCATGAACGCTGAACGCGCGATCAAGTTCCTGAAGGGGTTGAAAAAGTGAACGCGCTGGTCCCGATGGGTCGCGCGACGCCGAATCCGCTGCGGAAGACAGAATTCAACTGGCTGGTCGCGAACGAGATCGTTGACCGGATCAGTGAAGGCGAATTCATGACTGACATCCTGAAGGACGACCACATGCCGTCCTCCTGGACGATCAATCAGTGGATGCATGAATACCCCCAGTTCGCCTCGGATGTCGCGCAGGCGCGCGAGATGGGGGCCATGCACTGGCTTGAGCAGGCGACCAAGGTCGCCGTGACTCCGACCACCGCCGATAAGGTGGTCTATGGGGTCGATGGCGTGACGCTCACCCGCGAGGACCCGGTGGCCGCGCGCAAGCTGGCGGCGTGGGGTCTGCAGGAGGCTGCGAAGCGTATCTGCCCGCAGAAGTACGGTGACAAGGTCGCCGTCACAGGCGGCTCCAAGGATGATAAGCCTGCGACGGTGCGCGTTGAGCATGAGCACACCCACGTGGTGAGGAAAGTTGAACGCGCCTTCCTTCAGCGGAGCCTTCCGGCCGAGAGCGATCCAGCCGCCTGAGTGGCCGGACGTCGGCCTGGGCGAGGATGGCATCCTGCGGCTGCAGACGCCCGATGTCTTCCAGCCGCTCTTCGAGAAGGGTCCGAAGTACAAGGGCGCGCGCGGCGGTCGGGGCTCTGGGAAGAGCCATAACTTCGCCGAGATGCTGATCGAGGAGGCGATCTGCGACCCGTGGCTGCGGGCAGTGTGCATTCGGGAAATCCAGCGCACCCTCAAGCAGTCATCCAAGCGCCTGATCGAGGACAAGATCAGGAAGCTGCGCGTCCAGCGCTACTTCGAGAGCACCGACAAGGAAATCCACATCCTCGACGACGACGGCCAGCGCTGCGGCGTGGTCATCTTCGAGGGGATGCAGAACCACACCGCGGACTCGATCAAGTCCCTGGAGGGTTTCCGGATCGCCTGGGTGGAGGAGGCCCAGAACCTCAGCCAGCGGTCACTGGACCTGCTCTATCCGACCATCCGCGAGGCCGGCGGCGAAATCTGGTTCTCCTGGAACCCGAAGAGCCCCAAGGACCCGGTCGAGACGTTCATGACCGGCGCCGACGCGCAGGCCGATCCGAACATCATCACCGTTGAGGCCAACTACCACGATAACCCGTGGTTCTGGGCGACCGAGCTGGTCGACGACATGGAGCGTGACCGCAGACGCGATCCGGACAAGTACGCGCACATCTGGCTCGGCGCCTACCTGAAGCGCTCCGAGGCCACGGTGTTCAAGAACTGGCGCATCGCCGTGTTCGAGACCCCGGACGTGGTCGAGCGCTTCCTGTTCGGCGCCGACTGGGGCTTCAGCGTGGACCCCTCGGTCTTAGTCCGGGGCTTCCTGGGGCGGCTGATCGAGCGCGGCAAGGACGCCCACGGCAACGACGTGGTCGTGGCGATCCCCGACCAGCGCGGCAACACTCTCTTCATCGACGCCGAGGCCTACCGGGTCGGCTGCGAGATTGATTACCTGCCGGCCCTGTTCGCCGGCAATGCGCCGCCCAAGCATGGGCGCGAGTGGGAGAACCCCTACGGCTGGCGCGGGATACCGGGAGCGCTGAGGTGGCCGATCACGGCCGACAGCGCCCGGCCCGAGACCATCAGCTACATGAAGCGCGCCGGCTTCAACATCCGACCGGCGGTCAAGGGGCCGGGCAGCATCGAGGACGGCATCGAGTTCCTGCGGAATTACGATATCGTCGTGCTGCCGACCTGCGTCCACGTCATCGACGAGCTGAGCCTGTACTCCTACAAGGTCGACAAGATGACCGACGAGGTCCTCCCCGATCTGGAGGACAAGGACAACCACGTGATCGACGCCCTCCGTTACGCCGTGGAGGGCCAGCGACGCGGCGGCCTGCGGATCAGCGACGCGGTCCTGGCGAAGGTCTGAGGGAGAGCCAACCATGCCGAGCAAGTCTCCCGAGCAGCGGCGTCTGATGGCCGCCGCCGCGCATGATCCGAAGTTCGCGGCCAAGGTCGGCGTGCCGCAGAAGGTGGCCAAGGAGTTCAACCGCGCCGACCAGCACGAGGGCCAGGATCGGAGCTTCCAGAGGATCAAGGCCCTCTGATGTGGCCCTTCCGGCGGGGGCCGGCGAAGCCGGCCGAACCCGCGAAGGCCGCCGAGCCGGCGCGCCCGGCCAAGCGGCGCATCAGCGACACCGCCATCGCCCGCGTCATGGAGCGGCGGCCGGGCGGCTTCATGCTGACGCCGCTGAGCGAGACCCCGCGCGTCGAGCGTCCTTTCGAGCCCGCCAAGCCGCTGACCAAGGACGCCCCGGAGATGGCCTTCGACTCCGGCGTCGAGGACGTCTTCGCGCAGCTCAACTCGGCGACCTACAACTTTGGCGAAGGCATCGGCTTCATGGGCTACGGCTACTTGGCCGAGCTTGCCCAGCGCCCCGAGTACCGCCGCGGATGCGAGGTCTTGGCGCGGGAGATGACCCGCCGCTGGATCAAGCTGACCTACAACGGCGAGGAGGACGACATCGAGCCGGAGGCCGAGGGCGACGAGGAGGACGCCACGCCCGGCGAGGCCGACAAGGACGCCGAGCAACCTGAGCCCGAAGCGCAGAAGTCCGATGTCGATCCCGAACGGGGTGATCCGCCGGGGATCGGGCACAACAAGCCGCCGCGTCCGGCCCGGAGGGTCAAGCCCAGCGACGAGAAGCTGAAGCGGATCGAGGCGGAGCTGAAGCGCCTGAAGGTGCGCGAGGCGTTCCGTCGCGTGGCCGAACTGGACGGCGTCTTCGGCCGTGGCCACATCTACCTGGACACCGGCGACACCGAAAAGCCGGATGAGCTGAAGACCCCGCTGACGGTCAGCAAGGTCAAGATCGGCCGGCGTAAGAAGCTGAAGCGCCTCGTCGTCGTCGAGCCGACCTGGACCTATCCGCAGAACTACGACAGTCGCGATCCGCTGAAGCCGGAGTTCTTCGAGCCGCAGAACTGGCTCGTGATGCAGAAGTCGGTCCACGCGAGCCGACTGCTGACCTTCGTGGGCCGCGAGGTCCCGGACATGTTGAAGCCGGCCTACTCGTTCGGCGGCCTCAGCCTGATCCAGATGGCCAAGCCGTACGTCGACAACTGGCTGCGCACCCGCCAGTCGGTCAGCGACATCCTGCACGCCTTCACCGTCTGGGTGGTGAAGACAGACCTCAACGACATCCTGAACGGCAGCGACGACGGCGATCAGGTCGTCCGGCGGGCCGAGCTGTTCAACCGGGTCCGCGACAACCGTGGCCTGATGATGGTCGACAAGGAGAGCGAGGACTTCGCCAACGTCGCGGCGCCGCTCGCCGGGCTCGATCATCTGCAGGCCCAGGCCCAGGAGCAGATGGCCAGCGTCTTCGCCATCCCGCTGGTGGTCCTGCTCGGCATCACGCCCTCCGGCCTGAACGCCTCCAGCGACGGCGAGATCAGGGTCTTCTACGACTTCATCCACGCCTTCCAGGAGCACCTGTTCGGCCACGCGCTGCACATCATCCTGAAGATCGTGCAGCTCTCGCTGTTCGGGGAGATCGACGAGGACATCGGCTTCGAGTTCCTGCCCCTTTGGCAGCCGACCGAGACCGATCAGGCGACGATCCGCAAGACCAACGCCGACATCGACAAGGCCTACATCGACGGGGGCGTGCTCGATCCCTCCGAGGTCCGCGAGAAGATCGCCAACGACAAGGACAGCCCCTACCAGAACATCGACCCCGACGCCGTGCCGGAGCCGCCGCAACCGCCGGGCGGCGATCCCTTCGGCGCCGATCCGGATGGCGAGGGCGGCTCAGAGGACGATCCGGACAGTGGCTTCCCGCCCTCGTCCGGCGGCGGCGAGCGCCGGCCCGCGGTCCCCAAGGCCGGCGGCAACCCCAAGCCGCCCGAGCGCCGTCCGGCCGGCGGCGATCCCAAGCCCCCGCGGGCCCAGGACGCCGCCTTCAGGGAACAGGACCATCCCCGTGGCCAGCCGGGCAACGCCGGCCAGTTCGGCCCCGGTGGTGGAAAGTCTAAGACCGAGGCTCCGAAGCCGAAGTCCAAGGAGAAGGAAGCGGCCAAGGCGGCGCAGGAGCCCGCCAGCCCCAGGGAGCGTCCGCCGTTCTCCGAGGAGGAGCTGTCCGGGCTGCCGCACGTCGATGAGATCGATCAGCCGACCACGTCCTGGGAGGAGCTGAAGACCAAGGGCGAGGAGGGCCGCGCCGCCTTCGTCGAGGCGCTCTCCGTCGTGGCTGACAAGCTGAGGCTGCGGACCGACGTGACGCTGCCCGAGCAGTTGACGCCCGAGGACCTGGAGAGCGGCGACAACTTCCTGTTCGTGGCGCCGAACAAGTCCGAGGCCCGAGCGCGGGCCAAGATCGAGAGCGACTATGGCGGCAACTGGTCAAAGCTGCGCGACATGGTCCGCGCCTCGATCACCGTGTCGTCGATGGATGAGCTGCGGGCGGCTGTGATCGCCGCCGAGGACGCGGGCCTAGCCCTGGCGGCCAAGCCCAAGGACCGCTTCACCAAGCCGACGCCCGAGGGCTACCGCGATCTCAACACCCTTGTGCGGCTGCCCAACGGCATGGTGGCCGAGCTGCAGTTCCACCTGACGCCGATCATCGCGGCCAAGAACGAGGGCCACGTCCACTACGAGGCGCAGCAGCGCCTGACCCGCAAGAACGGCATGGAGGAGCCGGACGACACGTGGTCGCTTGAGGACATCGAGCGGTTCACCCAGGCGCGCGAGCGGCAGCGTGAGCTGTACGGCGCGGCCTGGGAGAAGGCGACGAAGGCCTAGTCGCCGCCCATCATCCTCTGGGCCTCGGCCTCGTCGATGATGTCGCCCCACTCGACGCCCTTGGGGACGTCGCCGGTGTAGGCCACGAACTTCTTCTCCGTGGGGGACCAGACCTCGCTGGGCCACGCGCGGGACCTCCCGCGGAACAGCGCCCCCTCGTTCTCGATGTAGATGAATTTGGCCATCGTCTTCTCCGGTTTGGGACCTCCCTTGTGATGTGCGGGTGAGCGCGGCGCAACGCGCATTCGCGGGCCCACGCTCCTCATATAGGCGACCTTGAAACAAAAAGGAAGTGGAAATGTTCCACACCCTCTGGATCATGGTCGCCGGCTGCATCGTCGGCTTCCAGGCCTTCGGATACCTGACCCTGTTCCGGGCGGCCTGACCGGGTGTCCATCCACCATCGCCAGCGACAGGTGATCCTGCCGCGGGTGGTCCCGAACGCGGGACTGCAGGCCTACTACCGCAAGCGCCTCGACCGGCTGATCGAGGCCATGCACGACTCGGTCGCCTACTGGGTGGCGCAGGCCTATCGCGCCAATCCGCCGGAGATCGCCCAGGACGAGAGCCCGGCCATGGCCATGCGGCGGCTGATGCGCAAGCTGGCCAGTCGCTGGAACCGCGAGTTCGACAAGCTGGCCAGGAAGCTCTCGCCCGAGTTCGTGCGCCGCAACGGCCGGATGAGCGACACCCAGTTCATGGAGCACCTCAAGGCGGCCGGCTTCACCGTGGAATTCTCCGTCAGCCGGCAGGTCAACGACGTGATGCAGGCGGCCATCGGCGAGAACGTGGCGCTCATCAAGTCGATCCCGCAGCAGTACCTGACCCAGGTGGAGGGCATGGTCCTGCGCTCGGTGCAGGCCGGACGCGACCTCTCCACCCTGTCGAAGGACCTGCAGCACCAGTACGGCGTCACGCGCCGCCGCGCGGCCTTCATTGCCAGGGATCAGAACAACAAGACCACCTCCGCGATCTATCGCGCTCGACAGCTCGAACTCGATATCGACGAGGCCATCTGGCACCACAGCCACGCAGGCAAGACGCCGAGGCCTAGCCACGTCGCCAACAACGGCAAGACCTACAAGGTCTCCGAGGGCTGGTACGACCCGGACCTGAAGAAGCGTATCTGGCCCGGCACGGAACCGAACTGCAGATGTACAGCCAAGTCGATCATTCGAGGGTTCATGTGATGCCGGACGAGAGAGACGCGCCGATGTTCCTTTATCGCGGCCCGAAGGCGGACGACGACTGGACGCCGCCGACCTTCGGCATGGGCGTGGTCATCGGGGTGCTCGGCGGCCTCGTCGTCGCCGCCCTGATCAGCGCCGTCGTCACGCTGCCCTGGACCTACCTTGGCTGACGGCGCCGGCGTCATGCTGCAG